GGGGGCGGACCAGTCCGGCAGGGTCACGGACACGGCGTTGCCGCCGGCGAGGGTGACGCCGTGGACGCCGTCCATGCCCAGGCAGCAGGCATAGACGTCACCGGTGGAGAGGGTGCCGTCGCGCATCTCCTGGATGGCGATGCCGCCGTAGGAGGGGACCACGCGGCCGGCGGTCTCCATGGTCTGGGTGCCGAGGCCGACCACGCGCAGGCAGGCGTTGAGCTTGACGCGCTGGGCGGGGCTCATGAGCAGCACGTCGGGGGTGCGCATGAGACCGGAGAGCATGGTGTCCAGCTCCTCCATGTAGGCGAGCGCGGCCGCCTGGGTGACGGTGGTCAGGTCGGTCTTGGAGGTGGCCTCGGTGGAGGTGCCCTTCAGCGCCTTGGCGAGGCCGTCGAAGCCGTTGGCCTCCTTGGCGGTGTCGCCGGAGATGAAGGTGGAGTTGAACTTGCGGATGATCGCGTTCTTGGACTCCTCCAGGTACAGCTCGTAGAGGTCGCCGGCGGCGTCCTTGGCAACGCGGTCCATGGTCCACTTGTCGGACAGGATGCCGACCGCGGTGGTCTTCTTCTCGACCACGGGCGCGGTCTCGGCTGGCTCGGCGCCGAGGGCGCGGAACGCGGCTGCGGCCGGGGTCTTCACGCGCTTGTAGCTGTAGATGAGGTCGGACGTGCCGTTCGCGGTCATGCAGTCGTCGAAGGTCAGCGCGGAGAGCAGGTAGCTGTCCGTGATCGTCTCGTTGACGAAGCCCTGCACCATCTTGTCGGTGGAGTTGGCAGCGAGGTCGGCGAGGGTGATAGCCATGTTGGCTCCTTTCTGGGGTTAGCGGTTCGTCTGCCGCAGGGCCTCCTTGATGGACTTCGGGGCGGCGTCGGCGGTGCCCGCCTGCCTGCCGCCCGTGCCCATCTGGCCCTGCGCCTTGAAGAGGAAGGGCTTCACCTCCACGAGCTTCTCAACGTCCCCGTCGAAGGCGGCGAGCGCTGTGCGGCCGAGCTCGCAGTCGACGCAGCCTGCCTTGGTGAGCGCGGCGTCGGCCTTGGCCTTGGCCGCCTCCTCCTTTGACTCGGCGAAGGACTTCTCCAGCTCGGCGAGTCGCGACTCGTAGCCGGCGCCCTCGTCGGCCCTGGCCTTCAGCTGCGCCTCCAGCTCAGCGATGCGCTTGTCGCGGTTCGCGACGTCGCGCTCCAGCTTGTGGACGTTGGGGGTGTTCTTGCCCTCGGCCGGCTTGGGGTCTTGGGGCTCTGTGCCCTCTCCCTCTCCGGCGTTCTGGGGCTTGGCGTCTGCCGTGGTGTCTTGGGGCTCTGCGCCCTCGGCCGCGGCGGCGTCTGTTTCGTTGCCCATATAGGCTCCCTCCCTGGGACGCGAGGGGCCTCTCCCCTCTTCGGGGAAGATGGTCGCGCTGCGCTAACGGGGGCGCAGGCATGAAAAAGCCCCGCTCAGGGCGGGGCATTGTTAAAGCAGGCGTTGCTTACGCAGCCTCTGGATGCTCACGCTCGTAAGCCTCTACGGATGGCCAAAACGACCCATAAATCGGGAACAGCGACTCGATCTCATCGGACTGTCGACGCCATTCGGCAAGCTCCTCAGCGGACAGGGAGTTGAGGACCTGCTGATAGAACTGCTGACAATCATCTTCTGCAGGATTAAGGGCGCCAACTGTCTCAGCGACCCGTCGCACGATGCACAATTCTTGCCCCCAAAAGTTGCTCGATTGCCTCAAACGCCTTAGCCTCATCATCCGAACGCCGTGAATAGACGAACGACAGCGTATCTTGGTCGAGATTATACCTTGGCGCCGGCTCCCCAACTATCTCGTAGACATAAATCGAGCCGTCATGAGCGACGATCACGCCGAACTTGCACCCAGTGACCTTGATAGAAAGAAGGTCAGCGGCGGACGGGATGGAGGAGCCCGGATGGTTGTGCATGGTTGCCACCTCGTGTCCCTTTGATATTGCCGCCGCGATTCGCTTGCTCATCCTGGCGGACGGCTTCACGCCGAACTCTTCTTTCGAGGAGACGACACTGTCGAGTCTACGCCCGGTCGTCAGGTCGTAGGCATAGAGGTCCTCGCCGGTAGTCCCTCGGCGGTGCGCGAGCATGCGACGAGCATCATCGACTGCAACATCACCGCATTTGCCGAACACCGACCGCAATCTTCTTGCGTATGCTTTTGAGCCTACAACGGTGGTGTTGACCTTGTATTTCCTTGCGTTATGTCTCCCTAGATTCTCGGAGACAGACAGCCTGAGCGCCCTCGGCTGCGCGCCCGGCACTCCGTAGGCCAGCTCCCTCCCGTAGTCGCGCCGCAGGTGATGCTCGCGGCAATGAGCCCTGAGCTTCGACTGCAGCTCGCCGAGCCGCACCCGGCCAGCGGTCATGTCGGCGCCCGCCGCCTCGCCGACCGAGACCTCGCGCTTGGTCGCGCGTATGGCGGCCTCCATGCGGCGCTGCGCCTGCGTCGCCGCGTAGTACTCGCCGCCGGTCATGCCGGTGAGCCGCTCCTGCTCGGAGTAGTCGGTGTCCGGCAGCTTCGAGGCGCCCTCGACGTATGGGACCATGCGGTGGCGGCAGTTCACGCCGCACAGGCCGGCGGCGGTGCCGTAGCCCGTAGCCTCGACCAGCGGCGGGTACTTGGCCGACCTGCCGGAGCGTGAGAACACCTTGCCCTGCCAGACGGCGTGCGTCGGGCGGGCGCCGTAGTGCGCCGTCGTGTAGACGAGGTCGCACCCCCACTCGTCCATGCGGCGCCAGAGCACGTCGTTGCGCGCCTGGTTGGCCTGCGTCACGAGGTGGCGGCGCAGCGCGGCGTCGACGGAGGTCGACACGCCGCTCTTGTAGTCGATTGTCGTTATACCGAGCTTTGCGAGCCTGGACACCGCGTCCCCTATGGCGCGCCTGGGCGAGTCGCCGCCCTCGACGCGCAGGACCGCCTCGGCCGTCGCCGCGTACCACTCGCGCTCTGCAGACGCCGCGAGGGCGATGTTCTCCCGGCGCATGATCTCGGCCATGCCGCGGGCCGCGCTGGCCGCGACGTTCGCCGCGTAGCCGGTCTCGTAGCTCCTGCCGCCGAGCAGGCGCGTGAGGGTCGAGACGATCTCGTCGTCCTCGTCGGCCATGGCCTCGCGCCACGCGGACTCGACGCCGGAGGTCACGCGGCCCTCCCACTCGGCCCACAGCCTCATGGCCCCAAGCGGGGACACCCGGCTGAGCAGGCGGAACTCGTCCGGGTTCTCGCAGGCCTTGGCCAGGGACTCGGCGGCGAGCCGGGTCAGCGCGGACACCCACGACTCCTGCGCGCCGTTGACGATGTCGGCGGCGAGCCGGTCGTACAGGTCTGCCATGGCCTACAGCCCGAGGTCGCCGTAGAGCGCGGCAGCGGACGGCTCGCCCTTGGCCTCGCCGGTGAACTCGCGGGCCTCGTCCTCGCTCATGCCGTAGTACTTGGCCACGTAGCGCCACTTCGGGCACAGCCCGCGCGCGACGTCGTCCTTCATGGTCTCGCGCTCCGCGTCGGCGTCCTCCACGACCGAATCGTCCCACGTCACGTCGACGGAGACGCCCGTGGGCGCGGAGCCGGTGCGCACGCCGCACTCGGCGGCGTAGGCCCCGGCGAACAGGCGGCGCAGGGCCTCGCCGACCTTGCCCTCGTGCTTGCGCAGGTTGCGGTAGAGCACGGAGTTGTCGGAGACCACCTCGCGCGCGGTCTTCAGGCCGCCCTGCCGGGTGAAGCTGAAGTAGTTCGGGCCGAAGCCGCACTTGACCGACAGCATCGACAGCGCGGCGTTCATGGCCGTCTCAGACTCGTCGGCGCGGGTGCCGGGGTCGTAGACGGTGAGCGGGCTGGACTGGCCGACCTTGCCGGGCAGCGCCTTGAACAGCTTCTGGTCGATGGTGGAGCCGAGGTCGGCGGCGCCGGTCTTCGGGTCTACCTTGATGCCGGACTCCTCGCAGATCACGCGCGGCAGCCCGAGCCTCGTGCGCCAGTACATCGCGTCGAACGTGGCGTCGACGAGCTTGATGGTGTCGACGGCGTCGTCGAACACGGAGACGCCCAGCGGCGTGAACTCCTCGTAGGTGTTGGAGAGGGCGGGCCGCACGATGGCGTAGGTGGGCAGCGTAGAGCGCGTGTCGAGGTCGGCCACGACAAGGCCGCTGTCGACGGGCCTGCCCTGCAGCGCCGGGTCGAACAGCCATGTGCGGATGTGGTAGGTGCCGCCGGTCTCGGCGACCGGCTCGTGCACCTGCACGCGGTCGAGCACCCGGCCGCCGACGAGGCAGCGGGAGACGAGCGCCACCGAGACGGAGTCGCAGCCGTCGCTCGTGAGCGGCACGACCTTGCCGGCGTCGTAGAAGTCGATGGACACGACGGCGTCGGCCCCGCGGCCGTCATCGCCGACGCCGTCGACGCCGACGGCCCAGCAGCCGGAGCCGAGGGCGAAGGCGAGCGCGAGGTTGTCGGCCTGCTCGGAGACGAAGGAGGCCGCGCGGCCGGAGAGCCACTCGGACAGCGCCCGGTCCTGCGAGCCGATGGAGGTCTTCTCGTCCATGACGAGGCTGGCCCACTCGTCGCACACCGCGCGGGCCGGGCGGATGGAGAGCCTTCCGGACGGGTCGGGGCCTCGCCCGGTGTCGGCGCGGTCGCCGGCGTAGAAGCCGTTCGTCACCTGGTACCAGCTCCACCACGCGCGGATGTGCCGGTCCATGACGTTCCTGGGCTGGTAGCCCTGCCTCTTCAAGAAGCGCACGGCCCACTCGGGCGCGCCGTCGACTCTCTTCACGCATGCCTCCCGCACGTTAGACCATCGAAGGATCGT